CTCGGTTAGACCGCACTATGGATAAACTTGCGTTGATAGAAATCATGAGATTGAGACATATCAGTCCATGGCCTCTAGCCAACCACCAAAGTGTAGGTCAGCCAGATGTCCCATCTACAGTTAAAGAGATGTTCTCTTACCTGCAGGTCCTTAGACCCTACTGCCAAGAAAGATTCGAGGAAGGAGGTAAACAAGGTAAGATCGGAGATTTAATTCGATCTAGGGCAAAAACACGACGCTGGTTCAAACGTTTGCCATTACTGGCAACAGTGAAGATAGACATTACCGCGAGAATTGTCTCGCTAATGTCTCGGAGAGATAGCAGAGAACTGCTAACTTACCGGACTGCCGTTTCAGCGTTATATGTCTCGTCTGACTTTAAGATTGGAAATCTTAAAGCCAATTCAGAGATTTTGATCACAAACATTCTGATGTTTGGGACTGATGCTTTTACAAAAGCTTGGAAATCCGCGTCTACAATCCTACAAGAGGAAATATTCGAGGACCAACTTGCTAATGAACCTGCACGCGTAAAGATACGTCAAGAAGTCGCTGCCAACCCGTTGGCAAGCGACCTATTGCGGATCTTCCGTGAGTCAGTGTCTTTCGGGCTCGAAGATTTCGGTCCGGAAGAAAGCATTGTCGCAAAAATCTACCTTGCATCACCGATCTTGCAATCAAGATCTTTTCCCCCTCCAAGCAGAAACTTGAAGGAGAAGAAAGTTGAAGACTTTATAAAAGGTCTAACAACGTTGATAGACAAGGATGAAATGTTAGAAGTATCTTGTTCGATTCTAGGTACGTCTATAGCCAAAGATATCAAAGGCCAAATGGAGAAAAGGGAGGTCGAATTCGACCCTCGAAAACTCCAGACGCATACCTCGCTAAGTTCCGGTGCATCAATGGAATACACCAGACAAAACGGGGGCAAGTGGAACACGTTGGAGGACGAGGGACCGACTTCTTTCAGAACATTCCTAAACACAAGAATTTGTGATCTAGGACTGGAGCTGATAAACAAGAAGGTCTACGACCCGTTCTCAAACGTGATCTGTAACGAAGAGCAAGCAATCCAACAAGTTTGGAAGATTGCTTATCTAGAAACAGAACACCCCTCAGAATCATTTGCTGAAGAAATTAAAGCTTGGTACAAGAAACCCGAAGATTCGGGAGACTTTGCCTCAGGTATAGACACCAGACTTGGTAGACTCCTACTAGTCTGGTCATCTCTCCAAAAGGAGGAGTGGAGAAAGACCACTCAAAACCTTAAGGTCAAAGTCGCTCTGGTTTCGGAGCCTGGAGGAAAGCTCAGGCCTGTAACATCAGGGCCAACTTGGTTGTATACTTACCTGTCCCCTGCGGGACATATGGTAGGAGACTTCTTAAGTATGATTCCTGGAGCCCATGTTGGGTTAAAGGAATCAGATCATCTCTATCGATTTGGTCAAAGCTTTTCGAATCATCATTCGAAGAAGAAACTTGAAGATCTCTTCATAAGCACGTCAGATCTAACCTCTGCAACAGACAGGGCCAGGCATGACGCCTCGTTCGGTCTGATGACCGGTTTAATAACTGGTCTCCACACCGTTGGTTTGATCTCAAGACCGACAGCAGACTATCTGCTGGACTGCAGCGCAATACTCTGCTCTCCACGCGACGTCCAGATAAAACTGAGATGTCGAGAGTTCAGAAGATTGAGTGCTGAAGTCCGGTCAAAACTAAGAAGAGTCGAGAAGAATCTTTATGAGTTCACCACAACTGTCGGTGTACTCATGGGAGAACCTCTGACAAAGTCAGTACTGACTGCTTCAACGCTTGCGGCATTTAACTGTGCCAAATTTGGAAACAGCAATGTCAAGCAAATGTTAGACCCAAAGTCAATGCGAAATGCGCAATCGCACACGTTCGCGACCTGGGGAAGTAGAAAGATCTGGCACTTCGGTTGTGCAGGAGATGACCACACAGGAATTTCTCCTTCTGTGGAAGCTCTAATGATGATACCGAAGGCCTTAGAATCAATGGGATTTGAGATTTCTTGGGAAAAGTACAGAATAAGCAGGCACTATGTGCACTACTGTCAGGACTTTGGGCTAGCACCTCAGTACTCGCCAACAATCTTTTTAGATTGTCCAAGAATGAGACTCTTCAACCAATTCAGGAAAGAAGGTTCTCACGATAATTTCGAATCTCCGGACCCATTGATGGGTAAGGTTAAGGCACTCGAAAGGAGATCAAAGTATGGAAAACAAGCGTCGGGTTTTGAAGCAAAAATGCAACAAAAACTTGACGACCACACTCCACTCTTCCTAAGAGCGAACATGACGTCTTGGTATGAGAAGAAAGTTCTTCTACATCCAGGAACATATGCTCCTACTCTTCTTGGAGGATTAGGTGTTCCATCTAGCCCTATCGAGGACGAAAAGATCGAAGACTTCCAGAGAAAATTCTTGGGGAAAAGGTTCCACCAAAGAGTAACTGGAGAGTCTACAGCACAACTCTGGGAGAGAGGACTCTCTACCAGGGTTGATCTATATACGGCTGAACAGCTGGGTATAGAGATCGAAAATCTCTTTACGGTTGATCAAGCATGGACTAAAGTCGCAGACGACATAAGTTCAGACAAAGACTCAACAAAACCATCTCACAGAAGGATCTGGAAGATGATAAATGACGAGTATGTTGATCTAACACGTCCAAACAACATTGTAGGAAATAAGGAAGTTCCTTACACTGCTTTGTTGCTTGGCCAAGCCAAAAAGGAGATTTCAAAACCGCAGAGGACGAGGCAGTTCTTATCAAGAACAGACTCGTTCCGCGGACTGAAATACGATGGTAGATTGCCAAAAGGACCTGAGGAGCTACAGCTCCTCTTGCCCTCGGCACTAATGCCAAGAGCAGAGCTCAAAGCATTAACGGGTACGACTTTCGTCGCACCGAATCTAACCATTCCCGCCAAATTCTTTGCTGACCGAACCAGGTTGGAAGATGAGAGGTCGAGAGTTGCTCTCGATTACCCCTTCCTACCAATTGAAAGGCCAGCCAAGGATGAACTAGAAGGTTTCCCTGGTTCAGACGTTGACTCAACGTCCTTACACGGGTTACCTCCATAATCGCTCATCCTTGAGATTAATTATCCATAGGTTTTACACATAAAGTAGTGATGACTCGCATCATGTGC